ATGGGACGCTGGCTTGCTGGCAGGCTCATGAAAGAGCTGGGGCTGGTCAGCTGTCAGCAGCCGACTCACCGGTATAAACGTGGTGGTCATGAACATGTTGCTATCCCTAACTACCTTGAAAGGCAGTTCGCCGTGACCGAGCCAAATCAGGTGTGGTGCGGTGATGTGACCTATATCTGGACGGGTAAGCGCTGGGCGTACCTCGCCGTTGTTCTCGACCTGTTCGCAAGAAAACCAGTGGGCTGGGCCATGTCGTTCTCGCCGGACAGCAGGCTCACCATGAAAGCGCTGGAAATGGCATGGGAAACCCGTGGTAAGCCCGGCGGGGTGATGTTCCACAGCGATCAGGGCAGTTATTATACGAGCAGGCAGTTCCGGCAGTTATTGTGGTGATACCAGATCAGACAGAGTATGAGCCGGCGCGGAAACTGCTGGGATAACAGCCCAATGGAACGCTTCTTCAGGAGTCTGAAGAACGAATGGATGCCGGTGGTGGGTTACGTAAGCTTCAGCGAGGCAGCTCACGCCATAACGGACTATATCGTTGGATATTACAGCGCACTGAGACCGCACGAATATAACGGTGGGTTACCCCCAAACGAATCGGAAAATCGATACTGGAAAAACTCTAACTCGGTGGCCAGTTTTTGTTGACCACTTCATTTCGCATTGGCTAACTCCTTCGTGTATTTAGCATCGAGTGCATCAGCAGCACGCTGGCGCTGCTGCATGTCAGTAATGGTTGCGTTCGCCAGCTTCAGTTCTCTTGCGTTTTTGTCGCGCTGCTCTTTGTAGGTAATGGCGTTATCACGGTAATGATTAACAGCCCATGACAGGCAGACGATGATGCAGATAACCAGAGCGGAGATAATCGCGGTGACTCTGCTCATTGCTGCCCCCACAAACAGACTTCACGCTCAATCTCACGACGGGTCATCAGCCCTTTCCATTGCTTACCGCCAGCATATGTCCAGCGACGTAGCTGGTCACATGCGCCTTTGATATCGCCCTGGTTTATTTTGCGAAGAAGCGTCGATGTTCTGAAATTGCCAGCGCCCACGTTGTAAACGAACGAGTAAAGAGCGCCGCGCGTTGTTTCCGGTATATCGACTTTGATGTACGGGTTAATTTGTCTGGCGACAGTGACAAGGTCTTTATTCAGGAGAGCTTTGCATTCTGCTTCGGTATACGTTTTACCAGGCATGATGTCTTTTCCGGTGTGTCCGTGACATACAGCCCATACACCAATGATATCTTTGTATGGTATGTAGCTGACACCTTCCAGACCATCGTTACCACCTGGGCCAGTGATTAACACAGATGCTATAGCAACAGCCCCGCCACCAATAGCAACTGCAACAGCCTTGCGTAATGATGGCGACATTATTCACCTCTCGCAGCCTTACGCTTATCTTCTCTTATTTTGAAATACAGATTCGTCAGATAAGTCAGAAGCCCCAGAAGCAGACTTCCCAGCACACCAATCGCAGCCCACTGTGATGGACTGACCTGATCCAACCACTGCAAAAACCAGTAGCCGGCACTGCCGGCGTAGGTGCCGTAGGCAATGCCTGTTGATATTTTTTCCATCTGATACATATCCCGCCCCCCCGACAGACCTGTGCTATCGGAAAGAAAAAAGGCCATCAGCAAAACTCTGATGGCCTGAATCACCTTTACCAATATTGTATGAAAAAACACGCACGACTAATTGACAATAATTTTCATTTCCATTAAAAAAGATCGCGTAGCATTCTTAATTCATGAGGAACTTTACCCGCCAGCAATCTGAGTAGCGAAAGCTGTTCATCCCCAATGTTTTTGCTGGCGGGTCCTTTTTTCTACGGTCCTCCTCCCCGGAGGGGGGCATTTCATTATTTTTCTAATCGTTACTGGTGAGAAGGCGGAAGAAAAAGCCAGTTCTTCGCCCCTAAATAACAGCATGATTCCAGTACATGCAAAATCTGATTTCCAGCTCACACATACCGAGTACTGTACAAAAAACCGCCAACCAAGGCAGTTAAGAGTGTGTTCCCGGGGTTTGCTTAGAATATTTTGTAAGTTGTCCGAAGAGATATTTACAACACCAGAATGATGCATTATCAGTCCCCTGCCAGAGGTTCACTACGTAACCTGACCGACAATGCACCATTCTGGTGCTGAAAAAAGAGCACTGGAACTGCAACAAAACAACATCACAGAACAGGAGATGGTAAGGAGTCAGACATTCCCACACAATATTGTGTCAGTGCAAATAACAACCTTCGTCTCAAATCTCGCTGGAGCGGGCAGCGGGAATCGAACCCGCATCATCAGCTTGGAAGGCTGAGGTAATAGCCATTATACGATGCCCGCATATGGTGCCGACTACCGGAATCGAACTGGTGACCTACTGATTACAAGTCAGTTGCTCTGCCTGCTGAGCTAAGTCGGCGCTGGCCCACCACCGAGGACTCGAACCTCGCACCGTCAACTTAGAAGGTTGATGCTCTATCCGGATGAGCTAGTGGTGGTTGGTGGCCCTTGCTGGACTTGAACCAGCGACCTGGCGATTATGAGTCGCTCGCTCTGACCAACTGAGCTAAAGGGCCGGAGGCAGAATAATAACCATATGTCATCACATCTGCAAACTCATCTGACCACCAGCACGTTTAACGTCCTGTGCCGTTTTTCAGGTATAAAAAAACCCGCATAAAGCGGGCTCTTTCAAATGTCCATGTCTGCTATTCGCCTCGCGGTACAGCTTTGCGAAGCGTACAAGAATTGAAGCAGTTTTTACGTCAAAAAGCAATAACTTTTTTCTCTATACCAAAAGCCATAACCATTGGTTTGTACAAAATAAATTCTGCCACCTTTAGCCAATGCTCAATGCGTCTTTCACAGGTTCTTAAACTCCATTTCGGGTGTGCATCATTCAGCAGTTCAGCCATTTTGCGTTTGGTCATCCCCCGCCCCTCATACCGTTGCCGAAGGACGCTAATCAATCCTGGATGCTCTGCCAGCACCTCACTTATGACCCGATCAATACATAACGCCTCTGCATCAGTACAATGCGCCAGCCAGCTCTTTTGCTTACCGTTAATCATATCCCGCAAAAAAGCCTCAAGTTCAGACTTGTTCAGACCTGCTTTTTTCATCCTCCGGAGCGCCTCGTTAATTGCCGTTTTTGTCAGCTTTTTAGAGGTCAACATCAGGTTAAACATATTCCCCGTCTTACCGCCACCAATATACGACCAGCGCCCCCACATACGTAGTTTTCCCTGAATCCAGACACTTTCCAGCGTGGTGAGACGAAGGTGTTCTCCGCTTTTTCCTGTATTCGTTGGGTAAATCATAAATATCCCTCCTTTCTCCAGATTTCTTGTGTGCGAAAAACACCTTCTGCATGCATCAGGCGTAATTCTTCTTTGGTGTAATCGCTGGTTTTTACCCGCCCGTCGATTAAATCGTGGCACGAGCTACAGGCAATCGCTGCCTGCATATCGTGTGGCTTTATCGCTGTTCCGCACGTTCCCGCCAGTCGGTAATGCGCCAGCACAGACGTTTCCGGATCGTGATTGCAGTAGCCAGGAATTCTGACGGTGCACATCTGCCCCCGCGCCGCTTTAAGTAAATCCACCATTACGCAAACTCCAGCAGCTGCGCGGCCACATTTTCGACTTGTTCCGGAGAGGAAAATTTACGGAACAGAATCCAGTTCCACAGCACATTCAGTACAGATTTATAAACCTGCTGAAACTCGGTTTCGTCCATATTCGCAAACGCGATAGATTTCGCCCGACACCCACGGCTACCGTCCGGATAAAAATGCTCGGTGTAAAATCCGGCCTGAATGGCTACCCACTCGCGGAAAGCCTCAAACGACTTTAGCAATGCCGTATCACGGGTTCTGCGTGTCGCAACTGTATTCAGATATTGCTCTGCGGCTTCGCTCAGAGCTGGCGTATGTTCCCGGCCTACTGATTCACACAGGTAATCAACGAAACCGGACACCAGTTTTCGTTCGCGAGGCGTGATCGCCCCACCGATCGGAGTCCAGTAATCGAAACCCAGTTGCAGGAGTTTGAAAAAACGCTTGTGGAATGCGTAGTTACGCACACGCTTAAAGTCTGCGTGTATCCACTCACCTATTTTGATTTGATGCAGAAAATCGCAACTCTCCGGCGTCGCCGGGAGAAGTAATCCGGAAGAGGTTTGTTTGACCAGTTGTATATGTGCCATCGGCTTTCTCCGGTGGCACGGTGTTACACAGCAGGAGTTCAATCCTGCTCAAGATTGTAGATGAGTTTATTCTTCAGCAAAAGCAGAAAACCAGCCTTAAAACCAATCTCTTTCAAAACCCGTAATGATGTGACAAATTCGTCCTCACGCAAAATAAAACCGTCCGTCAGAAGTCCATTACAAAAATAAAATAACACAGCACCGCTCTTCCTTTGTTGAGATTGCAAACATCTAATGCGGCAATGGCTGACAATCGCTCCATTCTCAACGCGCACAGCATAGAGGCCATTTTCACTAAAAATTTCACGCAATTCTTCGATTTTCATCTTCAGAATCCTTCCAGATAAATAGCTCTCCCCTGTTCGGGGTCCATCCCTCTTCTCCCTGCGCGCTACTTAAGTGAGTCGATTCTATCTGCGAAGGTGCGCGAATCAAATTCACCGGAAATAAACAACAAAAAACCCGCCGAAACGCTGAGAGATCACAGCGATGGGCGGGTTAAGTGCGGGTGCGTTGAGGATGCCTGACACATCAGAGGTGGGCGGGGATGGGATCAGCTCCCCACCCGGTCACTCTTACTTCCTGGATTCGTAGTCTACGAAGACAGCGACCTCCGTCTGGCCGGTTCGGATTCGTACCTCACAGAGGTCTTTCCTCGTTACCAGTGCCGTCACTATGACGGTTAAACAGATGACGATCAGGGCGATTAACATCGCCTTTTGCTGCTTCATAGCCTGCTTCTCCTTGCCTTTCGGCATGTAAGAGGCTAACCTACATGTGCAAAGCATGAAATTGGCCTCAGATTAATGTTAAGCGTCTTGCCGGACGCGTAATGTTAACTGGGGCTTTTCTCTATCTGCCTTTTGGTGTTCATGCCTGAAGCAGATAGCCTCAAGCACCCGCAGTCATTCTACTTACCTCGCCAATATGAAATCAATCAGAAAGGTGCCCCATAAAATCACTCCTTCTCTTCTTTACCGTAGTGGAGTTGACCAATTTTGATAAGAGGGCGTCCCTGAGATTTGCGGTGTAGATTGGTATCGCGCAGAGAATACACACAGCCACAATATTCCTGCTGATAGAATTTTTCGCGCTTGCTGATTTCAATCATACGGGACGAGCCGCCCTGCTTGCGCCAGTTATAATCCCAGTACACCATGCCCGGATAATGCGCGACGGCTCGCCGCCCACAGTCGTTAACCTGCTGCATATTTTTCCAGCGTGAAATGCCCAGTGAACTGCTGATCACACTGAAACCATTTTCAGCGGCGTACAGCGCTGTCCGCTCAAAACGCATGTCAAAACACATGGTGCAACGGATCCCTCGTTCGGGCTCCCATTCCATTCCTTTGGCTCGTTCAAACCAGTTGTCTGTGTCGTAATCAGCATCAATAAACGGCACGCCGTGTTGTTCAGCAAAGCGAATATTCTCATCCTTACGAATTAAATACTCTTTCTGAGGATGAATGTTCGGGTTGTAGAAAAAGATGGTGTAGTCGATTCCCGAGGCCTGAAGCGCCTCCATCACCTCACCGGAACATGGAGCACAGCAAGAGTGCAGTAGTAGTTTGTTTGCCCCGTTTGGGAGCTCCAATTTGGGCCGTTTGAAATCAGCAACTGTCATAAATATGTTTATTGGGGTCATAAAAATATCAAAGAGTGTAGCATTAGAACGGGGCTATCGGAAACAGATGTGTGACTGCTCCCCGCCCTTTCGGGCGGTCTCCTGATGATTTGAGGGTGCAGAAATCCCTCCGGTTAAGGATTAAATTTTTAACAGTGCTAAATTTAATTATTCAGTTCTGGATTTTGTCGCCCTGCGTATCCGCGCTTTCGCGTTACGCTCAATCTGTATCTGAAGTGGTCAACAAAAACTGGCCACCGAGTTAGAGTTTTTCCAGTATCGATTTTCCGATTCGTTTGGGGGTAACCCACCGTTATATTCGTGCGGTCTTAGTGCGCTGTAATATCCAACGATATAGTCCGTTATGGCGTGAGCTGCCTCGCTGAAGCTTACGTAACCCACCACCGGCATCCATTCGTTCTTCAGACTCCTGAAGAAGCGTTCCATTGGGCTGTTATCCCAGCAGTTTCCGCGCCGGCTCATACTCTGTCTGATCTGGTATCGCCACAATAACTGCCGGAACTGCCTGCTCGTATAATGACTGCCCTGATCGCTGTGGAACATCACCCCGCCGGGCTTACCACGGGTTTCCCATGCCATTTCCAGCGCTTTCATGGTGAGCCTGCTGTCCGGCGAGAACGACATGGCCCAGCCCACTGGTTTTCTTGCGAACAGGTCGAGAACAACGGCGAGGTACGCCCAGCGCTTACCCGTCCAGATATAGGTCACATCACCGCACCACACCTGATTTGGCTCGGTCACGGCGAACTGCCTTTCAAGGTAGTTAGGGATAGCAACATGTTCATGACCACCACGTTTATACCGGTGAGTCGGCTGCTGACAGCTGACCAGCCCCAGCTCTTTCATGAGCCTGCCAGCAAGCCAGCGTCCCATCTGGTAGCCTCTCCGGGTTGCCATTGTGGCGATGCTTCTTGCTCCGGCCGAACCGTGGCTGATGCCATGTAGCTCAAGTACCTGACTACGTAATACAGCCCGTCTGCCGTCTGGTTTTTCAGGACGGTTTTTCCAGTATCTGTAGCTGCTGCGATGAACCCCGAACACATGGCAGAGTGTGACCACAGGATAATGCGCTCTGAGTTTCCCGATTATCGAGAACTGTTCAGGGAGTCTGACATCAAGAGCGCGGTAGCCTTTTTTAATATTTCATTCTCCATTTCAATGCGTTGTAGCTTTTTCCTGAGCTCACGGATTTCAATTTGTTCCGGGGTAATGGGGGAGGCTTTTGGTGTTTTGCCCTGACGCTCATCACGCAGTTGTTTGACCCATCTTGTCATTGTGGAAAGGCCAACATCCATAGCTTTGGCGGCATCTGCCACCGTGTATTTCTGGTCAACAACCAGTTGAGCGGATTCGCGTTTAAACTCTGCGCTAAAATTTCTTTTTTTCATTGGAGCACCTGTGTTGTTCTGAGGTGAGCATATCACCTCTGTTCAGGTGGCCAAATTCAGTGTGCCACTTCAAACTGAATTTATGCCAGCAATGGCAGGGATTCGCTCAACCTTAATTAAGGAGAAAAACATGAACACCAATTATGAGGTAATGACTCCAACTTACTGATAGTGTTTTATGTTCAGATAATGCCCGATGACCTTGTCATGCAGCTCCACCGATTTTGAGAACGACAGTGACTTCCGTCCCAGCCTTGCCAGATGTTGTCTCAGATTCAGATTATGTCGCTCAATGCGCTGAGTGTAACGCTTGCTGATAACGTGCAGCTTTCCCTTCAGGCGTGATTCATACAGCGGACAGCCATCCGTCATCCATACCACGACCTCAAAGGCCGACAGCAGGCTCAGAAGACGCTCCAGTGTGGCCAGAGTGCGTTCACCGAAGACGTGCGCCACAACCGTCCTCCGTATCCTGTCATACGCGTAAAACAGCCAGCGCTGACGTGATTTAGCACCGACGTAGCCCCACTGTTCGTCCATTTCAGCGCAGACAATCACATCACTGCCCGGTTGTATGCGCGAGGTTACCGACTGCGGCCTGAGTTTTTTAAGTGACGTAAAACCCTGTTGAGGCCAACGCCCATAATGCGTGCACTGGCGCGACATCCGACGCCATTCATGGCCATATCAATGATTTTCTGGTGCGTACCGGGCTGAGAGGCGGTGTAAGTGAACTGTAGTTGCCATGTTTTACGGCAATGAGAGCAGAGATAGCGCTGATGTCCGGCAGTGCTTTTGCCGTTACGCACCACGCCTTCAGTAGCGGAGCAGGAAGGACATCTGATGGAAATGGAAGCCACGCAAGCACCTTAAAATCACCATCATACACTAAATCAGTAAGTTGGCAGCATTACCGTCTTGCCGAAGAAGATCCAGCTTCTGCAACCAGGCCATTCAGAACTGAAGTGAAGCGCAGTCGACTGTTAATTGACGAGTATCTGTTAATCAGGAAAATAGCAGACGTCCAGAACGAATGGTTCGGCCTTTGCATGGATCTTGCACTGGTAACAGGACAGCGCGAAGGAGATCTGGCGGCTATGAGATGGGAGGATATAAGAGATGGCAGGCTATACGTGGAACAACAAAAAACAGGGGCAAAAATTCGCATTTCTCTCCCCACCACGATTTCCAGATTGAATTTAACACTTGCCGATGTACTGGATAACTTGAAAAAAATAAACGGTAAAAACGAAAAGTTACTCGGAGGGAAGACAGCCAGGACAATCGCAGCACAGTTCAGGATTGCCCGAGACACATCCGGATTGAAATGGGAAGGTGACCCACCGCCATTTCATGAAATCCGAAGTTTATCCGGTCGCCTGCACTCAGCAGAAAAAGGCAGTGATTTCACTCAGGCGCTCCTTGGACATCGTTCATCCAGCATGACGGATAAATACCGTGACGGACGAGGGAGGGAATGGAAAGACATTTAG